CTGAAGCACTGGCCGGGATCGTGTCCGCTATCTTCGTGCCGAAAAACGCTGCCGCGAGATAGGTGTTCGACGCGTAGAACAGCGATGTCGACCACGACGAGTTGAACGACCCACCGTCGAGCGCAGTGAAAGTGTCGACGTGCGTCGTCACACCAGTTCCCGGGGCGGGAGGCGGGGTTGGAGCAGCCGGCGAGTTCGACATCACCGATATCGCATAAGCTCCACCGGACCATGTCAGCTTCATCGTCTGACCCGACGTCGGTGTGATGTTCGCCGAGTAAGGAGCGATGACCTCGCCGAAATCCGTCACCAGTCGTACCATGCCGCCGCTAACAGTCGCGACGACGCCACGATCTGGTTTCGTCACAGTTGGTCCCACCACGTACGGTGTGCCGTCGATGAACCAAACCCACACAGGTTCATTCACCAGGGGCAGGTAAGGGGTGGCGGGGACCGCGGGGATGCGACCACCTCCAACGTCCACAGTGAACGTCGTCGCGGTCGCACTGACGAACGTCCCCACCAGCGGGACGACCTTCGACTTCTCGCTAATCAGCCGTGTGAGAACGTCCGTCTCGTCCGACATGGAGGCTCCTAGCTGCCGTTCGTCACGACCGTTGTTTCCTGAGTCCCCGAACCATTTCGAACGATGCTGACCACCCGGCCAGTGAACGACTCGCCAAGCCGATTCACGGTGAGCACATCACCAAGATCACGCAAAGGGTTCAACAGCTCAGTGAGCCGAACCGACACCGACCGAAGCCGCGACACCCGAGGGAGATAGTCGTTCGCGAACTGCTGCGCCTGCGCCTGCGTGGTGATGTACTCCGACGAGTAGAAATACGGCACCCGCCGATAAGGCGACAAGGAGCCATCCGAGTTCGTCGTCCGCAACGGGCCCGACTTCACCTCGGCGGTCGCCAAAATCGCTGTGCCATCCGCACCGTTCGTGCGAACCACAACCTTGTTATATACGTTGTCGTTAGCCATCGCCCGGCCGACATCCACCAACGTGCCGCCGTCGCCGTAAGACAGCGTTGCGACCGGTGCGGGCCACACATTCGGTCGCATCGTGACCGTCCCGTCAGCGGTCAGCGCAGCGGTCGCATCCAGAACTGTTGCGAGATCGTAAACCGCTTGAAGCTTGTCCTCTTGATAGGCCACAGCAGTCGTGATCACCCCATCCGGAACAGTCCGTGTCACCGGCAGGCCCGTGAGGCGTTGCACTTCCTTCCACACCGAGCTCAGATCCGGCGCCGAACTCGGGGCATCGAAACGATCACGCTGCACCCCGTAGAAGAGATCCTTCAGCTGCAAATCGATTCGGTCACCCTTCGAGATGATCGCACCCTGAAAAGCGAACCGCGTCGTCACGATTGACGGCGTCTCAGTGAGGAGATACACGCCCATCGGCACACGTTCCTGGAACCCGTCACCAGCCGTCACCAAGATCGACACAGCCACCTGCGTGCCGAACGGGGCCAGCAGGTCACCAATCTGCGCTGGTGCGATCGAGTCGCCGAAGTCGCCCTGATAGGTGATCGTGCACGAACCAGTGCCCTGCACGAGGGACGATGCGTCATCGTTGAACATCGGATTGATGATCGGTGCGTCCTGAATGACGCGGACGCCGTTGCTGAACACATCAGCGACCCACCGCCAGTCGAACGACCCAGACAGTGCGCCGCGGAGAGCCGCGGAACTGGTTCTCATCAGCCCGCCAATCCTGCCTTCGAGTAGTCGTTATCTCGCTGCAGCCGGGTCGCGTATGCCGCGGCACGGGCAGCGCGAGTAGCGAAAGCAATGTCGATGTCGTCCCTACGCAGGGTCGGGATCACCAGGCCCGGGGCGGGAGGCTGGACCTCATCCACCGTCATCGAGAATCGAACCGGGCCCACCCCACGGTTGCCGATCTCCACAAGATCCGTAACTGAGGCAAATAGAACCCGAGGGATACGGATCGGCGGGACACTCCGGATGCACACGATGGACGGAAAGTCGCTCACATAGCCGCCGAACATCGACAAGAACTCATCAGCATCCGCCGTCGAATCGGTCGTGATCGAAAGGACCATCCCAGTCAATCCGCGACGCTGACCGCCGATACGAACACCAACCGTCGCGCCCTCTGGGTAGAAAATCTCACCCGGCGCAGGCGCAGCAATCGTTGAAGCTGTGTCAGCCAGCATCTTCACTGAAACCGCGAGCGTCGGCTTCAACGGCTGTGAGATCACCACCTGCGAGACCATGCTCATCACCGACGCCGGGATCGTCGCAGACGACGCGTCCGTGAACCCCAACGAGAGACCCGCCGCAGTGAACATCTCGGCCCGGTACGAGTTCGGGGTAGCAAGCCCCGGCTCGTAATCCATCACCGCGACACCGCCAACTGCGAACAGATTAACACCACCGCGCACCTTGTAGCTGCGCCCCTCAGTGACCCGAGTGACCGTGATCGTCTGAGTGGTCGGCGCCAGCGACGCAAACGTGACAAGGACCCGTGGCGACGGATTGAAGTCCGTCGCCACGGTCAGGGTCGGCGCAAAAGCCATCAGTACGCCAATCTCTGCTGTCCAGTCGAAAGGTTCGTGGCACGTGACGCGGAAGCCTGCTGCATCCTCCCGTCGACCACGTCCGCAGTCCGCGCGAGCAGATACTCACCCGTGAACGGGTTCTGCACATAGATCGCGGGAAGACCGCCCACCGCGCTGCTACCGGGAACAGCTGCTCCCACGCTCGCCCCAACAGCGGCAGCGAGGCGCAGCTCCGCGTTCGGGAATCCGCTATTGAACTGGTCCATGATCGCGCCGCCGGAACGGCCGATCTTGTCCCACCCAGACCCCGACAGGGGACCGTGCTTCGCGGGCGAGTTCGGGAAGAAACCAGCAACGTCCTTCATCAGGTTGGAGACCGCGGCGACCGCATCCTTCGCAGCCTTCTCGATGCCCTTCCGGAACCCATCGATCAGCGCCTTACCAGAACTGAACAGCGTGCCGCCAAGATCGCCGAGCGCCGCAACAGCCTTGCCCGGGAGCTCGCCGATGAAAGTCGCCGCGCGCCCGATGTTCGTGCCGACATCGTTCGCGAACGACCCGATCTGCTGACCACCGTTCGCGAACTTTCCGCCCAAATCAGCGAAGAACCCGCTGATCTGCTGACCGCCGTTGTCGAACTTCCCCGTGATCGTCGTCCACGCGGTTTCCACCGCCGTCTGGATCTGCAGACCACCGTTCGAGAACTTGCCAGTGATCGTCGTCCACGCGACGTCGGTGCCCTGCTGGATCTGCACCCACCCGTTTTCGAACGAGGCGATGAGATCCCGTTGGGAGGCCTGAATCTGCAGCTTGCCGTTGTCAAACTTCGACCCCACGGTCTCCCAGAAACTGCCTGTCTCGACCGACTTGCCGACAGTGTCGAAGTTGCGGTTGATCGAAGCGATCAGGTCGCCGGTGATCGGACCGCTCTCGAAGAACGTCCGAATCTGATCACTGCCGTTCGCGAACTTCGCGCCGACCGTCTCCCAGAACGTGCCCTCGTCGACCTTCTCGGCAGCCGTCGACAGGTTCGACGCGACCTGAGCGCTGAAGTCACCGATCTGCTGCGCACCATGAATCCATGCAGGCGCCGCCTCAGTGCCGAGCTTCAGGAGTGCCGCAGTGAGCTTCAGCGACTGCTTTGTGAACTCGACCAGCGTCGGCAGACCGTCGCCGAGCGCTTTCGCGATCTCCGACATGTTGTCGCCCATGTCGGCGAACCACTTCTGCCCCTCAGGGGAGTCGGCAGCAGCCTGGATGTCGTCGAAGAAGTCCGAGATCGCCGGACCGATCTTGTCGGTCAGCGGCTTAAACACCTCCGCGAGCTTTGGCCCGTACTTGTCGACCAGGGGAGTGATCAGCGTCTTCATCCGGTCGAGACCAGAGGTCACGCCAACGAAGACGTCTTTGAAACCGCCGTAGACCGGCGAGATCAGTTCCGCGCCGAACCGCGAGAACGCGGCCTTCATGTTCTCGAACGACCCGATCGTCGTCTTGCCGATCTCGTCCGACGCGTTACCGACGTTGAGCTCGAGCGCTGCACGGAAGTGCTCAGCATCGACCTCACCGGCCTGCAGCATGTCGCGCAGGCCCTCTCGGGTGGTGCCGTAGACCTTCTGCAGCCCCTGATAGATCGGGATACCGCGAGACGCGACCTGGTTGAGGTCCTGCGTGTAGGCCTTGTTCTGCGACTGGACCTGGTTCATCACCAGACCGAGGTCGGAGAACCCCACACCTGCCACTGCGGCGGCGTTGGCCTGCAGCTTCAGGTACTTCGTCAGGTCCTTGCCCGGCTTGATGCCGGCGGCCACCGCCGCCGCGGCACCGGTCACAGCGTCCGCGAGGGAGTACTGCGTGCCGAGCACCGCGGTGTTCGCGTTGGCCATGATCTCGGAGATGTCGACCGAGGTGTTGCCGAGCGCCTTGAGCTTCGCCTGTGCGGTCTCGATCGTCGACAGACGCGAGAAACCAGCCGTGAGTGCAGCGCCCACGGTTGCACCGACCGTGACCGCACCAGCCGCCGCGATCGATATGATCGCGCCGATGCCGACCTTCACCGCGCCGACCGCGGCCTGCATCCCGCCGCCGATGCCCTCGCTGATGCTCGAACCCATCCGCGAGAACGAATTCGAGAACGACCCAGACGACCGCGACACTGACGACGCAGCGTTCTCCGTCGCGATCTTCAGGTTCGACTGAGCGGACCCCAACGATGCGAACGTGAGCTTGGCAGCATCACCCGCAGCAGCAGCTTTCCGCTGCGCCGACGCCAACGACTCCGACGCCCGCACAAACTGCGGCGTCCCAGCCGCGTACTTCGCGATCGTCGCGTTGTACGACGCCTGAGCGACATTCACCCGCCCGATCGCGTCCTGCTCCCGCAAACGGGCGGCAGAGTTCGCCGCCGACGTCTGCGCGACAGTCTTCTGCAGCGCCTTCATCGAGTCAGCGCCGAGATCGGTCGTGCTGAGCGAGAAGCTCTTGTTGAACCCTCGCCCAGCCGACGTGCCCGCGGTCGTCGCCGCGGACGTGAACCCCTTGTTGAAACGCTTCCCCGCATCCGCGGTGGAACCATCCACCGCAGCGAGGATCGACTTCCGCATGCCCTTGAAGACCGCGAAAATCGCTACCTGTCCGTTACCAACCTCTTTCGCCACGGTCGGCTCCGATCAGGGGGTCAGTCAGGCAGCGCCGAACGCGCGCGCAGAGAGGCTTTGAGAGCGGCAAGCTCTTCGGGGGTGACCTGCTCCGCACGCGGGCCATCAGGCCAGGGGAATGGCAAACGGATTCGGTCCTCGGAATGGACGTTCAGATAGGCGTTGGCGTGCAGCCCGGCCATCACCTCGCCATAGCTCGCGGCGAAATCCCAGTCGTTCAACACCGAGACCAGATGCGACCCGGTCTCCCGGCGAAGCTCCCTGATCAGCGCGATCGCTTCGCCGTACCGGATGCCGGCACCGATGTCCCTGAGGGACCTGCCGAAGTACCGGTAGAAGTCGAACGTCAGGGGTTGCTTATGCTCCTCTACGAATCGGAGGAGCCATCGGATTCCCCCAAGTCAGCGCCGACCGCCTTCTGGAACTCGGCGAAGAAGCGGTTGACGAGGCGAGTCTGCTCGAGCGCACCCATCTTCCGCACACGCGCCGCAGTGGCCTTGTCACCCAGCCCGTCCAGCATCGTCAAGAACTGGTTCCGCTCGGTGTCGTCACCCTCGATGATCTTCTCGAGCACAGAGCCCGGGAAATCGAGATCGAACTTGAGCTCTTCGCCAGACTTGGCCTGGTAGTGGAGGATGTCGTCGATGACGAAATACTTCGGCTTCGTCGCAGCAGCTTCGGGGTTCCTTGCGGGCGTGCCCATGATCGTGTCCTTATCTCGACGGGTGGTGATGGGTTAGCGCTGGTCGGGCCCACCCATCAGAGAGCCCGACCAGCGGTCAGAGAGCGCGCCTAGATGACGCGGGTGTACGACACCGGGGCGGAGGTGCCCGCGGCGTTGACGATGGTGATGTTCGCCGTGCCGGCCGAACCGGGGGCGAGCCAGGCGCGGATCGACGTGTCGGAGTTGACGATGAACGTCGCCGCGTTCGTCGCGCCGAACTTGACCTGCGTCGCCGCGGTGAAGTTCGTACCGACGATGTCGACGAACTGACCAGCACCCTGCGAAGCCGGCGAAGCCGACACCGGAAGAGCGAGGGACGCGGCCGGGGCCGGGAGCAGCCACTCACCGATATGACCGTTCAGGAGCTGCGGCGACCGGGCGACAGTGAACGTCACCTCGTAGCCCTGCACCTCACCGCGAGTCGACTTGTCGAGCTTGATGCTCGAAATGCCCGCATCGGCTGCCACCGTCCGGCGGATGACACCGTTCTTGAAGATCTCCTCTGTGAACAGGGCGTACCGATTGGCCGTGCCGCCACCATCGATGGTCAGGTACCCGTTCGCATCCGCCGTCTTGCCGTACACCAGCTGGCGGATGATCTCGTTGTACTGGGCGACCTTCGCCACCAGGGTGACGTTCGCCAGCCCAGAGGGGATCGAGTACCCGTCCTGCCAGAACTTGATCGGGTCACCGTCAGCCTCGAGCGTCCACTCGAAACCGCCGTCCTCCGTGAGGAGACCGACCTTCCGGAACGCGGCATCCAAGGTGAGGGTCGGCGAGGCGCCGGCCAGTGAATTGGGGATCGTGGCAGGTGCCGGGGCGAAGCCGAGGAACCCCGTGACCGGGATGCCTACGGCGGAAACGTCGTTGCCGAACGCGTCAGCAGTCATGGTTGCTCCTTAACTGAAAAAGCCCCCACGGATGTGGAGGCGATGAAGGGTGATGGGTGGTCAGAAGGGGATGCCCGCAAGAGCGAGATCCAAGGTGAGGTACTGCCGTGCACGGTCCTGCTCCTCGTCGACAGCGAACGGACCGTTCGCCTCGATGAGCGCCGTTACAGGGTTGCCGGCCTCTACAGCGGGAAGCTGCTCGGCGAGAGCGAGCACCATCAGGGCCGCGTCGATCGCATCCTTCGGCGAATCAGTCGTCCCAGCAAGAATCGACAGGCCGAGAGTGATCTCTGCCGTCGCGAACGACGTGCGGGTCATGCCGTCGCTGCGGACGACCAGCAAGCGAGGCGGGAAGGGCTTGTTGGGGCCGGGCTCGTTGATGTCGACGACGAAGCCCGAGCAATACGGCTCGGGCCGGGCCGCGAGTTTCGCCCGGAACCACGAGGTGAAGAACACATTGGGGTCCGGGTAACGGACCGAGCTAGCCACGCTTCTTCACCGACCGCAGCGCACGAGCGAGGTTGCCGGTCTTCGACTCGACGATCATCGACTTCGGGTCAGTAGCCTCCACGACAGCGACCGCACGCTTCTGCCGCTTCGTCGTCACCTCGATGCCCTCCACGTAGCCGTCCCAACCATCAGGGGCGGTTGTGCGGGCGATCTGAGCAACATCCTCAGCAACCTCGACACACAGTGCTGTCACTTCGGGGGAGACGCTCAGCTCGTCGAAGAACGCGTTGTTGAACTTGAACGCCACAGGTCAGCCCTCCACAAGCGTCAGCGGGATCTCCACAGCGGGCTGCCACCCCGTGAACGGATTGATATCCGCCGCAGGTCGGGCCTCGACAATGTACTCGTCAGTGCCCGATCGAATTCGGTCCCGTGCGCGCACATCGGCGGTCGGGTCCGACAGATACAGGCTCTTCGACGTCAAGATCTGCACCCGAGTGGCGTTCGCCAGCGAAGCGCTCGACGACGACGCCACGAACGAATTCTTGAGCTCCACCGTCAGCGCCGGGTCCCAGTCGCCCTCTGTCGTGGAATCCGGGTTGTACGGGTCTTCGATCAGCCGACGCCGATCGCGGTAGACCGTCTGGCCGTGACGGAACCGCATCAGCAGTCCGTCTCTTCGGGCCACACGCGGCGAACGAGCCCCGCGAGGGGGAAGCTGCCGAGCGGGATGGAATCGGCCGCCACGGACACGCAGAGAGCACGCAGCGACGACTTGTCCTCGTCTGTGAACCACGCGGCCTCAGCCACATACTCGACGGCACCCGGACCGATCCGCTGCGACTTCACCGAGCGAGCACCACGCTCGTCAGCTTCGGCCGCAACACCGGCGAGGACCGCGAGGGCGTCCTCACGATCCTCACCAGTGAGATTGACGATGCAGGGGGCAATGACACGACCCGCCAAGATGACGCGACGAGCTAGACCCTCGTCCACGCCGGCGAGATCCTCTGGCTTGATCACATCATCACCCCCTGTCCATTGCTACTTGCTCGCTGCGGTGATCTGCTCGAGCTTCTGCGCCTTCGTCAGGCTCTCGCCCGTGAAGACCAGCGGAGGCTGCTGAGCGGCCGCCCACGCATCGATGCGCTCGTGGTTCCACGAGTCGGCCGGCTTCTCGTCCTCGCCCGAAAGCGACTCGGCCAGCTCGTCCGACTCGGCGAGCAGACCCACCGACAGGTTGTGCTCGATGCTCTCCGCCGTGAACACCGACTCCGAAACGACAGCGCCGCGGTACACGTACCGCTCCGACCCGTCCTGAGTCTTGATGACGGCCACCGGACCGCTGACGACGTACTGCTTCTCGCTGGTCATCAGAGCCCCGTTCCCGTGATCTTCAGCCCGGCCTTGGGCTCGATGACGACCGGCACGGTCACGCGGCGAGCGTGAGCGCGGTAGCCGTCGCGGTGGTCGCCGAGACGCTTGATGTACGTCTCGACGTTGAAGTCGCCCGAGCTGACGTAGTCCGGCGAACCGAGGTCCTCGTCGGCCATGCCGCCGAGCTGCTCGCGATCGACGAGCAGCGGGTCGCTGCCGACGATCCAGGGAGAGGTGACCCAGGTGTAGCCGTACAGGTCCACGGGGAGGCGACCGGTCAGCAGCGGGTTGTTCGCCTCTCGCGGGAGCAGACCGGCGGTCATGAAGATGCCGATGACCTTCGCCATCTGCGCTCCGGAGAGCGCGATGGTGTCCGCGTCGATGCCCATCGCGAGAGCGTCACGGTTCGCCCGTGCCGCCTCCAGCGAAGCCACGATGTTGCCCACCGTGGTCCAGGTTCCGGCCGCCGCAAGGGTGTCCGTGACCTTGGAGGCCACGACGGCCATCGCGGTGCTGTCGACGTCCTTGATCACCTGGTTGGCCAGGCGGGTCAGGCCACGGTCCACGACCGGCTGTCCCTCGCGGGCGATCTTCTCATCCGCGATCTCGGTGCCGAGACCGGTCTTGACCGTCTTCGCCGCCGCGAGCTCACCGGCGGTGAGGACCGTCAGCGGGTACTCGCCGAGCGGCTCGATGGCCTCCGCCGAGTCGGAAGCGAAGATCTGCTCGCCCGTCTCGTAGAAGACACCGCCGCCCACGGCGCGGTAGCGACCGCCGAGGAGGTAGTCGGAGATGAACCGCTGATCGGTGAGCGACGCAATGCGCTTCGCCACGATCTGCGGGTTGGACAGGAGCAGGTGAATCTGCGCCGTGGTGAGCGTCCCCGAGGGGCGCGCCACCGGGTAGCTGTAGCTGCGTGCCATGGTGTGCCCGCCTCCTTAGATGAACAGGACGTCGATGACGTCCAGGTCGGCGGCAGCAGCCTCGAGGGCGATGCCGATGGGGTTTGCTCCGGCGCCGATCGTCGCGACCTTGCCACCGGTCGCCGAAATGACCTTGGCGCCGGCAGCGATCGCGGCACTTGCGACGAGCTGGTGAACGCCCGTGGGGCGGGTGTAGACGGTGACCTTCTCGCCGGTGAGGGCATCGAAGCCCGCAACACCGACGACGTCGATCGCGTCCGCACCGGCCGGGCCGACGCTCTTGCTGGTGGTCACCTCAACGAGGCGGCCTCCGGTGACGTCTGCCGAGACGGTCAGCGTCACCGCTGCGCCCGGCTTGAACTTGGGCAGGTAATCCGCCATGATCAGGCCTCCTTCGTGTCGGTGATCCAGCCCGCGGCAGCCGCGAGCTTGTCCGCTTCGGTGACCACACCGTCGCCGAGACCGATCTCGGCGACCGGGATCGTGTTCGGCGCGAGCGTGGCGAGCACCGCGGTGGTGCTCTCCTCGTTGTCGTCGAGCATCGCGCGCCACTTGTCGCGGGACGAGGCGTTGATGCGCCCCTCCTGCACAGCGGCCTCGATGACCGAGTCGCGACGAGCGGAGATCTGCTCCTCACGCGCCTCACGGCCAGCGGCAGCGTCCGACTGGAGACCCGCGAAGGTGTCCGCGTCGACCAGAACGGTGCCCTCGGGCGCCGACTGGATGGTGTTCGTCGGCGGCGTTGCGAGTCGGGCGTCGAACGCTGCGAGCAGCGTCTCGTCCGAAGCATCGGCATCGGTCAGACCGAGCCGATCACGCAGGCCAGCCGTCAGGTCCTCGTATGCCACGAGATTCTCCTTCTGGTTGGTTTCCACCGGCTCGGATGAGCTCGGGGGCTTGGGGAGCGAGGCGGATGCCTTCGCAACGAGACGAAGGGAGAGCGCCGAGTTTTCGGGGTCCTCCTCGTCCGGGAACAGTTCGACCTCGTCCGGGCCGACTGTGTCGGTCTCGCCGGCGTCCGGGATCACAGCGACCCGGTCAGCCAGCCCGAGCTGCATCGCCTCCGACGTGGTGAGCCACGTCTCGTCAGCGAGCAGCTGCGCCCAGTCCTTCTCGCCCGCCTTGGCCGTATAAAGCTCGACCATCGATACCTCGAGCCCGTCGAGGATGTCGGCGTGCTTGCGCATCGTGTCCGAATCGCCGATCTCGATGCCCCACGGCTTGTGGATCATCATCTGAGTGCCGGGAGACATGACCGTTTCGTCGCATCCCGCGGCGAGGAAGGAGGCTGCAGACGCCGCGAGCCCATCGACAACAGCGGTCACCGTGGCCTTGTGCGCGCGGAACATGTTCAGGATCGCTAGCGCCTCGAAGACCTCGCCACCGCCCGAGTTGATGCGCAGGATGATCTGCGCCACCGAGTCGGGCAGCGCGTCGAGCACCTGGCCGACATCTTTCGTCGAGATGCCCCAGTAGCCACCCCACGAATCGATCGGCCCGTACATGCGGATCGTCGCGACCGTGCCCTCACCTACGGGAGCGGGCATCGTCACGGCGTCGAAGAACTCCGTCTTGGACTTCGGAAGGGCGCGACTGCCCCAGTAGCGATTCGCTCGCTTCGCGTCCTGCGTCATGCGTCCTCCTCAGGAGTCGTTGGTCGGGTCAGATTGCGGACCGCCGCAAGGGCGCGGCGCGCGAGAGCGCGGACCTGGCCCACGTCCTGGCCGGCGAACTCGTCGGTGTCGACCTCGGCATCGCGTGCGGTTGCCTCGTCGCGCACGGGCAGGCCGTAGCGCGTGCGCATGTACTCCTCGAGCCCGTCATCGGCGACCAAGGCGCCACACTCGATGAGCATCTTGATCGCCTCAGCGGTCGCGGGATGCTCTGCGCCGATCGGCTCGAACACCAGCTGTGGCGCGGGCTCGTCCGGACCCCAGTTCAAGTCGACGAGATCCTCGACGACGTGCTGCTGGGTGATGCTCCGGATGTAGTCCGCGGCAGCGTTCAGCGAGTCGGTGAAGAAGTTCGCGAACGTCGACCCGAGAGCCCAGGAACCTGTCTCGGTGCCGAGGTTCAGGAAGTGCGCCAGCACCGCGCGAGCGATCTGCTCGTCGTTGTACCGAATCGGCCCATCCGTGTCGGGAAGCTTCCCCGTGACGCCCATCAGTTCGAGCTCGGCGCCGTGCGGCAGCGAGACGCCGGCGGTTTCACCCGCGCGGAGATCCTTCGCGACCTTCAGCCCGGCCTCGATCTGCGCCGACTGGCGCTTGGTGATCTCGGCGGGGTCTGTGACCTCTTCCGGGATCGGCGGGGCCGTGTACTTCGGGATGCCGAGACCATTGCGCTCGACCGTGAGGGCCTGCGCCCGCAGTTCGCGATCCTTCAGCAGCCAGTTCTTATACGCCGGGCGCAGCATCGAGCGACCAACCCAGTTGGCGCCCTCGCGATCGTTCACGTACGCCACGAGACGGTCGACCGGGATACGGACGTCCTTCTTCAGCAGCCCCGACTGCACGATCGCGACAAGGCCGCCGTCGATCGCCACCTCGATCTCCGAGATAGTGCGCGGCGGCCGCCATGCGAGCTTCCGCAAGTGCGTCCGGTCACCCTCCGGTCGGTACACCTGCTCGAAGAACGAGTGACCGTAGACACCACAAAGCAGCGCCATCCGCAGGTGCTCGGACCACGAGAACCGATCCCGGCTCCGGATGGGCGGTTCCGCAGACTGCCCCTTCACCGGCAGCCCGAGGTCGCGAGCGACAAACTGCACGACCTCGTCGCGAGCACCGGCGGGGTCGATGACCCACGTCGCGCTGCGAATCGGGCGCTGTACAGCAGCGACTACCGACTGCACCTGCGCGTCCTCGCTGCGCATCCGGTCGTAGACCTCGTTGGACTTCGGCCAGATAAGATCCGGATTCGTCTCGTTCGTCTCGTCCGACAGAGCGCCCCATCCGGGAAGGCTGGTCTTCTGGTAGCCGCGCTCTCCGGTCAAGGGTCACCCTCTTTCAGAACTGGGTAGTCGCCAGAT